AACCGAGCTGGTGGAATGAATATGTTTCACCAGACGGCGAGACATACGAATATGGGAGGTGATCCCGATGAGAACATAGAAAGGAGAATATTATGACATTAAGAGACGTATTATTAGCTTGTGGTAACTTAAAGAACCGTTCATTGGTTATCATCACCGATGAACACGGGGAAGTCTATTCCAATACAGTTAATGGCTGTTTTGAACAAAATCCGACCTTCATGAAAATGGAAGTTAGCTTCTTCAAACTTTTCTATTGTAAGAACGGTGACAAAATCATCTGTCTAATTTAAAAAAAAGAGGGCTATAAGCCCTCTTTTATTTTTTAAATCAGAATCGGTTGATAAGTGATAGTGCTAGGCACCGTGGCAAACGACCAATGCCCACCAGCCGGAACAAAGAACGTGTTCACATCACCAATCGGGTCAGAAGTGACATTGTCATTCACATAGATACCTGTTCCACCTGTCTGATACACGATAGCCGGATACCTGTCACTAATTTTAATTGCCATACCGGGGGTCAGCGTGGATGGTACTACCTGCTGTTTTTGCAAGCATTTCGGTCTGTTGATAACATGCGCATCCAGTTCATTGTATATTTTTAATGAACAGGTTCTAGGATTGATTGCACCGACTTCATCCAGCGTTTTTACGTTTGCACCGTGCGTTATAATGTTAATGTAACTGTCTGCTAAGTCCTGTGCATTCTGGACTTCTGCCGTTTTGTTGCCACGGCATTCCGCACCGTTGATAATAACATTGCTCCTCGTATCAATAGCAATCCCGTACTTATTGTTGTAAAAATGGCCTCCGTTGACACTAGCACCCGAGCTTGTTTCAAAAAGACACCCGATGTCAGATGATTCGCCCGTGCTGTTATTAAGAAAAACCGGGGCTTTGATGTCGTAACAACAGCCATCATCATCATCGAAAATGGTATATCCATGGCAGTTATTGACAGAACAGCCGTTTGACCATGAGGTTGCAGAGGTTGTTAAAAGAATACCCATCTTAGCATTTGAGAAGCAGACATGATTGATGAAAGAATCAGACGGGCCTAGATAGTCGATGCATGTTGTGCAGTGCTGAATCAAGCATTTTTCAATATACGATTCGAATGTATCACCAGACGGCGTAAAACCCGTATTTTTGTTGTATTCCGAATAGACGCCAGTTTTGAAATGTTCGATGAAACACTGCTGGATGAAGTAGTGATAGCCGTAGATTTTCACACCCATATGCATGTCATTGCCGCTCAGATGCAGATTGTAAATGCAGAATCCATGCGGTGCTTCTGCATTTCCTTTCCCAGTACGGTCATCAAAGTCACGGGTGACAAAGCCGTCATTATTTACGCATTTCAAAATGGTGTCGGTTGCCGACTCACCTAGAATGAGCATACCGCTGTCAACCATAATCGGCTTTTCCAGACGGTACGTGCCGTTCGGGATAAAGCAGATTTTAAAACTATTCAGCACAGTCTGGATGATGGTAGAAGCATCTTTTACTCCGGTGTTATCCGCCCCGTTCGAAATGACATTGTATGGCGTAGTCAAAAGTCCTTTTTCATATAGACTTTCAATCATCTCGCGAGTGGTTTCTCCTATTACTCCTTCGATGTTTTTCACATACTCCTCGACGTTTTTCATCTGTCCGAGAATCCAGTCGAGGTTCAGTTCATGAAAATTAGTGTATGGAAACTGATCAAATAATCCCATTTCACATCCTCCTTAATAAATCAGTAAACAAAAACGTTCTTTGAAATCGTTGATGATAAAATCAATGATATTAAACATGGCAATTTCGCGTTCCGCAGTAATCATCCGCTGAGTTAATGTGATTCCGATGTTTCCGGTTTCTGTTTGTTCATGCGTTGTTTCACCAGTGTTGTTATCGCTTGTTTCACGGGAAACATCGTTTGTTTCATTACCGCTATTTGCAATCGTTTTCGTTCCGGAATTTGTTACTTTTCCGTTGCCAGTGAAATCTTCTGTGCTTTCTGTGCTGTTGTTTTCGCTTGCTGTGCTGTTTGTTTTCTCCCGGTTCTGAAAATCTGTGCTGTCATAGGCACTGACTTTTCCGGTTGTCTCATCACTTCCCGTACGGGTATTTGTACCCGTTCCGGTTGTTTTATTTGTTGTGTTGCTAGTTGATGTATATTCATCATTGGTTGTTCCATTGGCGTTGGTGGTTTTTGATCCTTTTTCCGTTTCTGTCTTCTTTCCGGTTGCGCTCTGCCGTTCCGTCCAGACAGATTTTCCGTCTTTGTTCCAGATAGGATTGTATTTATAGCAGATGGTGTTATACATTTTCTGCCACACCAGTTTCTCTTTTGCAGACCAAATTTTGATGATGCGCTTTAATGCGTTAAAGTCTGAATACAAGATTTCAAACTCGGCGCATTCCACCAGCAGATTTTCCACTACAGTTTCGGGATCAATGATAACATCGGTATAGTAGGAATCCGCATACCCGGAGGGAATACCATATTTGCTAGGTAAACTTTCAATCAGTCCATCCAAAAGAGATTCATCATAATTATACAGTCCCAACAGGCTCAACGTTGCCATCTTCTACACCTCCTTTGTAACGCCAGTCCACATCCAGTTTGATGCCGAACATCTCCCGGACTTTTTTGCAGGATTCTTTTAATTCTTCCAGCCAGAGATCACACTTAGAGCGGGTCTCGACCTTGTTAGCGTTAACTTCATCTGTAATCAGACGTTCCTTTTTGTCTGTGTTGGCGTTCGGTATTCCTACATCTGTACAGAACATAGCTTCGATTTTCCGCATATCCGAAAGCACCTGATCCGCAATGTAGTTCTGACCCACGTTCTGGTTGAACATCTGCCAGTTCGCCTTGCCGTCGTCCCGGAATAACTGTTTGTCAATGACAGCCGCCACATTTCCCGCCGCAATCTGGTCATAGAGCTTTTTGAATGTTTCCGCCATTGCTTTATTTTCGGCGGCGAACACATAAGCAAGTTTGCTGTTCACCAGATTCATTCCTACGGATTCCGCACAGAGAGCCAACATATCTGCGTAATAGGTAACAATGTCCATGATGCCGCCGTAATCTGGCTGTAACCGCACCAGTTCGCACTGCAAACCAATCCTCGGTTCCAGTGTCCCGGAGAGGAGCGGGTTTGTGATGATCGCGTTGGTCGGCTGATAGAATACATCATATCCACGCAGACCGCAGGCCTGCGGGATCACGCCGTACCTGTCTGTATTGACTACAGCGAAAAAGCCCCAACAATACAGCGTGTAAAGGGTGTAGTTCTTCGACCATTCCGGCGGCATCTCCCACTTGAATACACTCATAGCTTTCTGAAGCAGATACCGCTGAAAATAAAGAGATAAGCTAGTATTCCGACAATGCACGGTACTAGGTGAAATCACCGAGTTTGCCGCATTGATATAGTCTGCCGAAAATGGGATACCATTATACATTTCTTCTATCCCTCCGTTTCTTTTTACTGAGAATCGCGATTAAAAACGTAGTCCCTGTTCCAGGTGTTGCACCCGTGCTGAGGAAACGATAAATTAACACTGCATTGTTGTAACGCTCTGCTTCGCTGAGGTAACGGTTCCCTTTCGCCCAGGTCGTAACGGAGGTATCGTTTGCATGAGCGATGATATAGTCATAACAGTTCTGCGCATACTGGACACGCGCGTCCCACGAACTGTCATGGATACCTTCCCAACCAATATTCCAGGCGTGGGTTAACGCCGCAATATCCGTGCTGTCACTGGTTAAAAATTCGGTCAGATTTTTATAGGCGGATGCTTCTTCCGTGCTGTACCAGACATTTTCATGGATCAGATAGTTTAACTGACCAACACCGTCATCATCAGCGTAGCCGTTCTTCATTAACCACTCATGTAATTTGTAAAGTCGTCCGTGGGTGTCTCCTTCTGTATTTGTCCACTGCCCTAAACCAAAACCGACTAATAAATCTGTGAAGGCTGACTGTTTCAAGTTCTGCCAGATACCGGGATTGATGCCGGATTCCTGCCAAAAGTTTCCGCAGATTGCGGCCACTACATACGCACTACTTCCTTTTGCCCCGCTTGCTCCTCCTCCGTAGCGGTGACAAGTATCCCAAATAGCCGGATTGCTGTCTCCGGTGTTAATTGACACCTGTTCCCCCAGTGGATATGTGGAACTGTGAGCACCCATCGTTCGCCGCCCATCATAGACCATTTCCGTATGGTTGCCGTACCGGTTGTTCCGCACCAGAATGTCACCGGGCTTCCATGGATCACCAACCGGGACACGGTTGAAACCTAAAGCATCCAATACACCGACCATGTCATAGGTGGTGAAAGGCCAGCTTTGCCCACCATGGGCGGCTACTACATCAAAGCCGGATGCTAGAAGCGCATACCAGATAAAGGAACTACAGTCGTAATAAGTGATTCCGTTTACTGTTTGCTGATTTCGATAAGTTTGTGAATAGCCTACATTTTTCCGGTTGCAGGTGTCAACTGCCCACTGGTAAGACACCTGAATATTCCCGGCCATTAACGATACCTCTTGATAATAGGAAGAAGGTCATTCACACACTTCTGCACCTTGACGGGATCGAAGCCGTCCGCCTTTAACCGCTTGATACGGTCTGTCCCGTTCCCATAGTTCCCGCCGATTACAAGGATAGCCACTGCCACGGTTGTCGGCAGTGAATACATTTTAATCTCACTCATAATAGAATCCCCCTTCTAAATATTCTTTTACCATGTTCTTTTCCGGCTCGGTTGCGGAAAAATTGATTGCGCCATTTTCTACTTTTACGAAACCAGTGCAGTCAGAAATCTTCCGGTTCTGACAGAGCGGTTTTCCGTTATCAGCAACGTCAAACATAACCGATTCATAGTAGTTAGCAAAAAGAGTAGCCTTTCCACCGAGGGAATCTGCTCCCATGCCGCTGTTCGTTCCTGTGCTTTGTACAGAAGCGTTGCTCAAAATTGCACTAGACGCAATATTGCTTGCACTGAACTTTTGACCGATGCTGCCGATCACGCCGCCGACGGAGTTTTTCGCCGCTTCGATCAACCCACTCACGCTGCCCGTAGCACTTTTCAGATTCAAACCTACGTTCGATAACTGCATCTGCACGCCTACCTGCGCTTCACCATTGTACAGTACATCATTTGTTAATTTAGAAGTAACGGTTAGGATTGCTTTTCCAGATACGAAGTCATAAGTGATATTACAACTAATTCCCGTTTTTCCAATTTTTGACGCGTCTAGCTGAATCGCTCCCCACGGTTGCAAGTACAAATAGTAGTTCGCCCACGGCGTACGGTAAAGATAGGTAATATCTTTGTTGTTGGTTCGGTCTGGTCTAGCTAAAGAGAACGGATAGTTCCGTGTGGTCTGTGATAATACGGACGCTTCAAGGTTTGATTTCCAGTATCCAAAGGCAATTGTCTTTTTGACCGGATCAACCGGAACGCCCGTTGGAAACCACATACAAGATACCACATATTGGAAAGGATCAATGAACGCTTTCGCAACGTCACCGGAAAAGTCTGTGATCTGATCCCATGATTGGATATCCCCTAACATGTATGCACGGAAATCTGCCATTTCTTTTCCGGTCATAACATAGTAGGCGACCGCACCATATGCGGTGTCCAGATTATTCACAATGCCCACCACATAATAGCCGTTTGCTACGGTCGGGTTTTCGACCCATCCGTCTTCCAGTGTAAATTCTGTCTTTTGTGTGTCAATTTCCGTGACAGCGGGATAAAGTAAATCTGTGATGGTCGGGTCTTGAAACGTTGCACACCGCAGGATATAGGCGGTTGTGTCACCTATCACCGTTTTATAGGTTGCCAGAACATCCTCTGACAGTACAATGCGCCATACACCTTTTTCCCAAATAATATCCTGCACAAAATAGTAACGGGAAAAAGATGGAATGTAGGCGTAGTTATAAGCGGTCACGTTTTCAACCACTTCCAGTTCCGGTCTGATGATAGAGGTGTTGTCTTTTAAAACAGCTTGTACAGTGAATCCCCCCTCAGCGGGGGGATTTTTTGTACTGTTGAGCCGTTTGGAAAAGTTGTAAAGAGTAACTGATAATGCCATGTTTACTCCTTTCTTTTATTTTACAGTAGAAACATTCTCTTTTTTCGTATCAACGCTACTGATGGGCGGGGCTGAAGATATGGCGGTATCTTCGATATAGAAAATGACAGCATTTTCCGTAAAGTCATTCCAGTAACGGTCTGTGAAATGCCAGAACTGGTTGTAGTATCCGCCGCGCGCATTGAACGGGGTCGGCTGAGACCATTCATTAACGGTTGTATATCCCGCCGCTTCTTCATCGAATAAGACACCTAAGACATTCGAAATAGTGACAGCACCTGCGCTAGTGACGGTTCCTGTTTTGTCAAGCATTGCAGGCTGATTTTTAATCTCCGAAGGGTTCAAGGCTGATTGCCAAAAATTCACGTTTTCGAAATCGACAGACTTCAGAAAATCTGGATTGAAAATACTGGAATAGACCTCGGAATTGATTTTGTTCACCAGATCAGTGTACAGATAGAATTTCATTTTCGACTTCGGCGTATGCCGAATAACCGTGTAGTCGGTAAGCTGTGAAGCGAAAAGAGTGTTCCTGTCTGTCATTAAATCAGCAATTGTATTGATTGTTGCGAACGCAAATTTTACAAAACCCTCAAAATTAACCGATTTAAACACGTCGGTTACTTTTAAGGTTGTTCCATTCATCCGATTATAGAGGCTAAGCAGATTAATTGCTCTTCTACCACCATTCGATTTTGCCATGACGTTCGGTTCTTGTGTTGTTTCAGCACTATAAATTCCCGTAATCAAATTGTTGATTGTCGCGCGCGCGGTTTCCTCATGCGCCTGCTCAATCATATCGCTCGCATTCTGCATAAACATGCTAATGAACGATGCGAACTCATCGGGAGAATTGAACGCACAGTCTAGCTGATCTTTGAAAATCGTCAGAGATTTCTGATAAATCTGTGCGCCGTAAAAATTTGTCTGTAAAACCTTCGGCTTGTTCACTCGGTACTGATCTACCGACTCACCATCGGTCAGTTTGAACCTGTCATCATCCTCAAACGGTTTGTCGATTGCCAGCAGTTTACGAACGTGGTTTCCGTACCTCTGATTGGACACGTTCAACCCTCTGAACTTTCTAGTGTAGGGTCTGATAGAGAAGATTGTTCTAGAGAGAACCTGTGAAATTGCAGTAGCGAGCGGGTCATATCCTGTTTTCAATGCTGTCTGGGCGATAGTAACAAAAGAACCCGTGTTAATCGGTGCGGAATTTTTTACACCAGTTGCCTGGTTTGTAATTTCTGTCAGCACGGTTGACAGCTGATCAAAAGTTAAATCATTTGCCATTTATTTTTTCTCCTTTCGGGTTAATGATGGATGCTAAAATATCATCTGTTGTTTCCTGTCGCACGGCGGGCTGTGATGAAAAAAGCAACGCCTGCTTTTTCATGTCCTCCCGAAGTCCTAACAGTGCATCCAGAACCGGGTCACCGGATGTTTCAGGCTGAACCGGAACGCTCTGCTGAACCGGAACGCTCTGCTGAACCGGAGCGGTCTGCTGAACCGGAGCGGTCTTCTGAACCGGAACGGTCTGCTGAACCGGAGCGGTCTGCTGAACCGGAACGGTCTGCTGAACCGGAGCGGTCTGCTGAACCGGGGCTGTCTGCTGTAAACCTGCAAGCGCAACAATCTGATCTCTTGTGAATCCTGCTTTTGCTAATGCTACAATGTCCTCTTGTTTCATTTTTCTTTTTCTCCTTTCAATGATTCTTCCAATCGAATGAGTGCCTGTGTGTTGTTGTTCAATGCGTCAGTGACTTTTTCCATTTCCGCTTTGTGGTTGTCAGACTCTTTCATCATCCGCCAAAAGAGTACGCCGCAACACACAATCGGAAATCCTAGCGTCTGTACCATGGTCATAATGGCGTTAGCGTCCATATCCACCTCTTTCTTCCCGGTTTTAATAAAACAGGCGGTTGTATATACCGCCTGTTGAAAAGGATTCCTGTTCTGAAACATAGAACATGTGCATCCTTCCGGGATTGTTTCTAGCACTTCCTTTTCACCTATGATTATAACACCTGCCCTTCTTTTTAGCAAGATTTTTCATGTGAAACATTTTGTAAAAAGAACCTGGATGATATAGTTCTCAAGATATAAAGAGCGTGATAGAAAAGCAATCCACAAATAGCGATATTTCAACCGGAAACGCACTTTGTCATTTTCGCTCATGGTATAATTTTCTTTGAATACTCCCGATTTAAATGACGTTACATAGTACTCCTGCCGTGACTTGTGACGATAGATATACATTTCACCCACATGTACGAGCGGCTTAAACTCCTTGATGTTTCTACTTCCGATGTTGTCCGCCCTATCTTTCGTGAATACGTTCTTTAATGACATCTGATAAAAGTCGGAATCCCTTGACACCAAATTGTACAATGCTGTTTTTTCTTTTGCTTCGGACACAGGGCTATCTTGACAGATAATCAGTGCCAGACCCCTTTCTTTATCAATCCAGATAGATGTTCCGTTCTGATACATTTTTTCCGCTCTCAGCACCAGTCCCAGTGATATGAACAACTCATTTGCCATATTATTGCTATTAGCGGCACAGATCACTTTGACAGGTGGAATCCCTTTCAATTCACGGTTACGGTTAATTGTTTCATAACAGTTAAAGAAAGCTTCTGCTTCATTTTTCAGTGGTCGTTCGTGCGCTTCTGCGATAAACTCATCATAGAAGATAAGGGAGATATCACTAGCATCAAAACCGCGCATGTTTGAAATGGTTGACAGTGCGAGTGAATAACAGAACGGTTCGGGTGAAATAATCGTTCCTTCCATGTCTGTTTCATAAAATGCGCTGTTCTGTTTAGTTAATGAGACGGCCTTGAACATCCGGTTCATATCGCCCAGGACAGGTTTGAGCGGTGAAAATTCCGGTTTGGAAATCAGATCGGCTTGTGTTTGCGTTCGTCTCATCAGAGCGAACTTGATCTTTTTCTCGATCGCGAATTTACACACCCCATACGTTTTTCCAGTTCCTCGACCACCTACAATAAAAATGAACGGTACTGGTATGTTATAAATAGCAGGTATATTGATGAAACCATTACGGTCATAAATGTTCTTTTCCTTCATTATATCACCCCTATGAAAAAAGCCCCGATAACGGAACGGGGCTTTACTTGAAAATACACAAATAAGATAGTTTTATAATTTGTTAATTGTTAACTAGTTACTCTGCATAGGCACAGGTGATAAAGTGCCGTCCTGCTTTTGACTGTCCACCGATTACCTTAATAGCGATAATCTCTTCCCCGCTGTCTGAAAACATGTCACAGAGTTCGGTAAATGCTTCGATAAAAGTTGGGCTGTTTGTCGCATACGCAACATTATCCTCTGACAGGATCGAAAGAAGGGTCTGTTCTTTTCCTTCTTTGTCCTTGTCGGAATAAATCATCCAGTTAATCACCGGAACATCCATCCCTTCCTTATCTCTCATGCGCTGAATCTCTGGGCTCATGCACATGAGGTATTTCTCTTTTACACTGATATTTTCATTTTTAGTTCTAATAATTTTCATTGTTATCTCTCCTTTTTCACTGCGTTGTTAATAAAGTCTACGGCGCTCATGGTGTATACTTCTTCCTCGGTGGAAATCACCTTGAAACTAAGGTAACCTTTATCTTCTTCCATAAGATATTTTTCAATGCGCTCGTGGCTGGGGGTTCTCAGTGTCATGAACTTTCTAGTAACCGTTTCCTCCGATTTCGTTTCTTCGTTGTAGCGAGTCACTTCTAACAGAGTAGTAACTACTGTCTTGCTTATAGTTCCTTTCATGTTTCTGCTCCTTTCTTTGTATTGTTCTTCTTTACATTACCTATTATAAACCTGTTTGTAGTTTTGTCAAGCTAATAAATTTGTTCCTTTTAAAATTTTTACTGATTGATTATATAACAAAGCGTCCTGCAATATATCCTCATATTCCTTTGTAATGCCTACTGCATATGTCGTTGGCCTAAGCACAACATTTTTCGTAATTTCTATCGTCCTGCCATCCTTATTTTTATATTTTGTTATTTCTGGTTTGTCGTTGTAAACGGTTTCCAGTTTCCCACAATCGCTGAATACGAACCCGGGCTTTAATACATCCAGACCCCCTTTGCTCTTTAACTCTTCTGCACCCGCTTTTTTCGGTACTCCTGCGACCGTGATCTTTAATTTCCCATCGGCTTCATAGGCGTACTTTTTCGCTCCCCATGTAATGAAACGATCAGTGTCTTTCTCCTGTTCATAAACTTCCATGTAATGATCCGCGCCTTGAGGGTCTGTGGCCCATGCGCCGTTCTCTTTCGACAACTTTACTTTTTCATTATTATATGTCGAAAAATCCACATCCCCCAGGTACTTGATTGAATCCGTGTCACAGTAGATAAACGTTCCGCCTTGATCAGTTACAATCCGCATTCCTCGTTCCAACTCATACCGTGCCCATGCGGTACACCAGACGCCCCATGTGTACGGGATGAACGCCCGTTTCATGAAATCTTCCAGTAGTTCTTTTTTCGTCTTTGATGTGTCAATTGTAAATTCTTCATCTTGATATAAAATAGACTCTTTGACCGGGTCTTGCGCCGTCATTCCGTAAATGGAGTTGAGTTTATTTTTGCTTTTCATGTAAAAATATTCCTGCCCTTCTACGTCCTTCAACTCTGTTTTCTTCTTATAATACAGACAAATGGTTTCAATCATAGCGGCAGGAAGTTTGCCGTATCTCGCAGTATAAACTTCTATCGGTACAATTTCGTTAATATGATACTCTTCGACTATGATTCTTAAATCAACATCCGTAATGGATGTCTCTAAATAGTCTGCGCTCAAAATGCGTCCGTTGTCGAAGACACCGTTTATTATTGATCTGCATTTGTCTTTTGCCAAATAAGGACACCCCCAGGAGTAATCATTCAAGGACACTCCCTTGAATGATACCCTCATCAATATAGCTTTCTCCCGCCGCTTCATCATATCAATGATCTGTCCTGCGTCGGGAACGGGTTTTGAAATCTTGTGAAATCGGGTGACCGGATAACTTCTGTTGCACTGAACACCCGGATAGCTTGAGGAACGGTCGGCAGAATGGACTCCCTCAAGAATCCAACCAGCATAGAAACGGTTTGCGTGGGTGTTGCCACCTCGGAACGCTTCCCTTGCTACTTGATAGACATCAAAATCCGGCTGGATTCCCATAATCCAGCGGTTGCCCTCAAGTGCGTTTTTCACATCACGCCGAACGTAACCGGTTGATGTTAACGGAATTGTGTAAAGAGTATCACCGTCGTTGGCCATCTCTGTCTTGATTGCTTCAACCAGGCCTTGCACATCGTTAATACAATACGCCAATTCCTCGTCGGAAAGTTGCGTATATGAATAGCGCTCTATATTGTAGTCTAAATCGCCGCTAAGTTTTTTATACTTAACATTCATTTTATCTGTGAAAGTCTGTAAAGACATATTCGTTTGAATGTAGGAGCAACGAAATTCGAAATGCTCAAACATTTCGCACTTACAAACTTTTCTTTTATCCAGTGCGAAAACCTCTTCCTTTGAAAAAGGATAAATTCCCGAGAGGAACTGAAATTCAAATGAGAGGTTATGAACATAAACAACAACATAGTCCATATCTTCCAAATCAGATGCAACAGCCCTCATAAAGTAGTCGAACTCTCCCCATGTTCTGCCGATCACAGTTACTTCTTCATCAACTTGAAACTGCCAGATATACATTACCGACTGCTCGATTTCTTTTATCCGGGTTGTTTCAATGTCAAAAGCGCAAACCAGATTTTTATAGTTTTTCTTATTCCGTGAACCTTTCTTTCTTTTCACATTTCCTGCTTTTTTAAAAATCGAATAGTCAAAGGTATATACATCTGCTATCATATCATTTTTTGCCTTTCTTCTTTAATAGACTCAGAATCTCATCTGCACTCTTTGATTCAATGTCTGGTATTTTGCTAATCAAAAAACGATTCTTTAACCAGCTTTCTAGGTCTTTTACTAGTGCGGTCGGATCAACCTTGTATCTAGTAGCTTCCCATAATTCTACAGTAGCTTCGGAATCATATTCTAAATCCGTTGCCTGCTCCGATAACAATTCCATGAAATCGGTGAAATTTTGAAAATTTTCCTCAGTCACGTCATAATCATATGAGCGTAACTTTGCTATTTTTTGTGTTCTTAAATCTTTCTGACCTGTCACTGTAGAAAGCGGATTATCTACGAAACGTGCTAACTGTGATAACGCTAAGGGCACTTGCCTATCTGTCAGTTCTGAGAGTTTTTTTGTATTCGAAGCATTATATTTATATGCGGATGATTTGCCGAAACCTGCTTTATTAAGACGAGAAAGTCTCTTGACTGCTATTGCTCTGAGTCTTGAATACTCTTTTCTTATCTCTGATGATGTATATTCATTTATGAGATACTGTGGATTATAATGCTCAATTGCGCCAAAACCGAGTTTAGCCGATGGTTTGAATAATGCCATTATACGATCTCCTTTCACGTGAAACTAAAAACCGAATAGATAAAGCATAGGCAGTGCTATGATTGATAGCACTGCCAAAAATGATATGAATATAATCTGTATTGTTTCTTTCATCGGGATCACCTCCCATATTCATATGTCTCGCCGTCTGGTGAAACATATTCATTCCACCAGCTCGGTTCGTCGTCACCGAGATCGGCGATAAGAACCTCATAACCGGTAGCGTGGAAAAACGTATCGCTACCGTTATAACTAAATTTCTTGTCGCACGGAATGCGACCTAATTCATTTCTTTCAATAATTTTCATAATTTTCGTAATTTACTCCTTTCTTTAAAACCTGCTATCTTGTTTCTAAGAAGATTATAGCACACTACTAATAATCTGTCAACAACTATTTTATATTAACTAAAACTTGTGCTGTTAACAATTCTAGTGCATAGACGAGCGCATGTGGGAACTTTAACACTTTACCACGTTAACGCGTTACCACTGTGATGTGCTAAAGTACTACC